CGAAAATTTTGACTGCACATTCAACAAAACAAAGATAATTTCACTCATGACCGAGGACGGCTTTGGTGAACTTAACTGGGAAGATTTAAAAACACACCTTAATAAAATTTTATTGGCGTGTTAGCTTGCATTTCTGCAAGTAAAGAGTTATAATTAGGAGGAGGGTACAATTGTCTAATAGGCCAAGTTTTAGTAAATACGGAAAGAGTTTTCAGGAGGATCTGGTACATCTTATTTTGGATGATCGACCCTTTGCTGATCAGATTCTTGAGGTGTTGGACACCAACTTTCTAGAACTTGAGTATCTGCGATTGTTCACATCCAAAATAGTAGATTACCGTCAACGCTACTCCAAGCACCCGAGCCAACAGATCATCGACACGATCTTGCAGACCGAGTTGGAGAAAGAAGACAGAGTAGTCTCACAACAGATAACAGAATACTTCAACAAGATCTCCATCTCAGAAGTCGAGGGTTCAGAATACATCAAAGAGCAGTCCTTGGATTTCTGCAGAAAGCAGAATCTGAAAGAAGCTATGCTAAAGTCTGTTGACTTACTCCAGTCGTGCTCATTTGACGAGATTTCTAAGATTATAAATGACTCGCTTAAGCTTGGGTCTGAAAACAATTTTGGCTATGATTATTTGGCCGATTTCGAAGAGAGGTATGTGCCTCGTTTTAGGAATCCCATAACCACAGGCTGGAAAGAAATGGATGAAATATCCGGCGGAGGTCTGGGCAAATCAGAGCTTGGAGTGGTAGTTGCGCCGACAGGTGCTGGCAAGTCAATGGTTTTGGTACATCTAGGATCGCAGGCGATTATGAGTGGCAAAACGGTAGTTCACTATACTTTGGAACTTCAAGATACAGTCATCGGTAAGAGATATGATAGCTGTATCACGGAATTCCCACTGTCAGAGCTTTCAGTTTTTAAGGATGAAGTATATGAGAAGATTAAAGATCTGGACGGTCGCTTAATTGTTAAAGAATATCCTACAAAGTCCGCATCAACTGGTACAATAAGAAACCATCTTAATAAGCTTGTTAAAAGAGGCATAAACCCCGGCATGATCATTGTCGATTATGCCGACTTGTTGAAACCAATGGTGGTACGAAAAGAGAAGAGAAACGAATTGGAATCGATTTATGAAGAATTAAGAGCACTCTCAACAGAATTCGGATGTCCTATCTGGACAGCTTCTCAAACAAACCGATCAGGTCTCAACGCAGAGGTGATCACAATGGAACAAATTTCCGAAGCTTTTAACAAATGCTTTGTGGCAGACTTCATCTTCTCTGTATCCCGTACGGTCGAAGATAAGCAAAACAATACCGGTAAAATCTTTGTTGCAAAAAATAGAAATGGGCCCGATGGGATGGTCTATGATATATTTATGGATACCTCCAATGTAAAGATAAGGGTAATGCCAAAAAACAATACGGTTACAGCAACAACCAACAATGGTGTGGTCACAAGCCCCGTGTCCCTCACACCTAAAATGCAGAAAAATTATCTTCAATCAAAATATCAAAAATTTAAAGGAACAACAAAATGAAAACAATTGAGAACATTCGCAGATTCAGACTTTCCGACTCTTTCATAGAGCCATACACAACAGCCGAAGTCCCATGGGGGCCCCTCGGTTATGTTACATTTAAACGAACCTATGCGCGCAGGTTGAGCGAGTTTGATCCGAACGCTACTGGTTCCGAAGAATGGTGGCAAACATGTCGTCGCGTTATTGAAGGGATGTTTAACATTCAGAAGCAGCATGTTGTCCGATTGGGACTTGAGTGGAACGATAACAAGGCACAGAAAACTGCGAAAGATGCATATGATCGATTGTTTAATTTGAAATGGACACCTCCCGGCCGCGGCCTGTGGATGATGGGCACTAAGTTTGTAGAAGAAAGAACCGGCGCCGCATTGTTTAACTGTGCGTTCAGATCTACTCAGGACCTATCCTCCAAGGGGGGCTATATCTTCTCATGGATTATGGATGCTCTGATGGTTGGTGTGGGTGTTGGATTTGACACCAAGGGCGCCGGAACGATAACTATTGAAGAACCAGAGTACACAGGTGATGTGTTGGTGATCGACGACTCTAGAGAGGGTTGGGTCAACTCTGTTCAAACTCTTCTTAATGGCTTCTTTTTTGGACACAAAGTGCCCAAATTTGATTATTCGGCTATCCGCCCACTCGGTGCATTGATTAGTGGCTTCGGGGGCACATCCAGTGGCCCGGGCCCTCTTATTGAACTGCACGAAAACTTGAAAGAACTACTTGCAGACAAGATCGGAGAAGCTATCACTTCTGTCGATATCGTCGACATTGAAAATCTTATTGGTCGATGTGTGGTGTCTGGCAATGTTCGCAGATCTGCAGCCTTGGCACTTGGCGATGCTGATGACTTCCGATATCTTGAAATGAAGAACGATCAAGAAAAGCTTTACCACCACCGGTGGGGCTCAAATAACTCATATAACGCAACTGTTGGTATGGACTATACATGGCACGCGAAGCAGGCTCAAGAGAATGGCGAGCCCGGCACTATTTGGTTAGAAAATGCCCGGGCTTACGGACGCTTCAAAGATGGGGTCAACTATGATGACAGAGAGGTCGTAGGCTTTAATCCTTGTGTCGAACAAAGCCTTCACAACGCTGAAATGTGTTGTCTGGTTGAAACATTCCCAGCTAAGCATGATGATTATGAAGACTATGTTGAAAGCTTGAAGTGCGCCTACCTTTATGGAAAGACTGTTACACTTGTTAACACACACTGGCCAGAAACAAACGCCAAGATGCTTAAGAATCGGAGAATTGGACTCTCTCAATCAGGGATCGTTCAGGCTTTCAACAAGCACGGCCGCCGTCAAATGTTAGATTGGTGCGACAATGCTTATGGGTATGTTAAAGAATTGGACACTGAATATTCAAACTGGCTTTGTGTGCCCAAGTCTATTAAGATGACATCTATCAAACCGTCTGGGACCGTGTCGTTGCTCAATGGCTCCACACCCGGAATCCATTTTCCCGAGGACGAATACTATATTAGACGCATCAGGTTCTCAAAAACTTCAAAAGTTCTTAAAAGTTTAGTCAAGGCAGGTTATTATATAGAAGATGATAAGTACTCTCCGAATACTTCTGTTGTTGAGTTTCCTGTCCACGAGCCATATTTCACAAAAGGAAAAAAGGATGTCTCGATGTGGGAACAGCTTGAAATTGCAGCCCAATATCAAAATTATTGGGCCGATAACGCAGTGTCTGTTACGGTCTCGTTTAAGCGTGATGAGGCAGATCAGATTCTTGGCGCCTTAGAAATGTATGAGACGCGTCTAAAAGCAGTTTCGTTTTTAAAGTATGAAGAAACAGGATATGAGCAAGCTCCCTATGAATCGATAACCAAAGAGAAGTACGAAGAGATGTCGTCAAAAATAACCCCTATTACAAAAATTGATGACGACGACGGGGGCTCAGGTACGAAATTCTGTACCAACGATACATGCACAATTTAAGGGCGGCCTGTGATAATCGATAAAAACAAAAGATTTATTTTCATACATATTCCGAGAACAGGCGGCACTACCCTGAGAGGCCTTTTGACTCCCTTGAACGACGAAAAGTGCGTTAACATAGTTAAAGAAACTTCTTGGGCCGGCCACACCGCGGTGCTGAACCATTACGATCATGCAAATCTAGACTGGTTTCCTAAAATGATGCCTCTCAACTATAGCGAAATATTTTGTTTTGTTCGAAATCCTTGGGACAGATTTAGATCGCTTTATTTAAAAATGCTCAACGATAACCTTCGTGAAATAAGCATGTATGGAGATTTCCATCGAGCACAAGGTGAAGCACTCCACCTATCAACAGCTATGTCCTCTTTTGACAATTTTATCGACGCTATATATATAGACAATAAGGCCGCGAGAGACCCTCACGCTAATTTTCGTATCGATAATCTCTTTGAGCAACCACAAAGTTATTGGTGGCGCCATGCAAAGTTCACACATATCTATAAATTTGAAAACTACGAAGAAAATGTTAAAGCTATATTAGAAAAATATGATATCACAGATACAGAGTACTCTGTTGTGCCTCACGCGAACAAGGGTGTTGTGGAGTATAAATATGATTATGATCTAACTTACACTCCAGAAATGTTAGAAAAAGTAGCTTACATCGAAACAGATACAATTAAAAAATTTGGTTATAATTTTTAAACAAAGGAGAAAATATGCTTAAACCAGTCAACAGGTACATCTCGGTAAACCTAGATTCCCGAAATGAGGAACAGAAGAGTTTGGTGGTACTGCCCGATAGTTACAAACCGGAACAGGAAAAACATTCTGTGGTTTCGGTTGTTGAAGCTGCTGATGATATAAAACTCAACCTACCAATGGGCTCAAAAATCATCGTCGATTCATCCATGATCGACGAAATAGTGATCAACAACACTACTTACAATGTAATTTTAGAGAATTATGTAGTCGGAGTATTGACTCCCGAGTAGGTAACAAATGGATAAAAACTTTTACAACGAGGCCTCCTCCAAAAAACTCGGGTGGGAGCCTTCTTGGTTTGGGGAAAAGTATTTTGACGACAAGCTTGTAAGGGCCATTAAAAAATGGCAGAAAGAGAGGAATATCCCAGCCGACGGCCTGTGTGGTCCCACCACCTTTCGTAGACTGTGGACAGAAAGACAAGAACCTCAAGTAGTTGGAGAATACTGTAAAGATTTTAACCTTGCTTATTCTAACTCCATATTATACAACGGGGTTTATTATCCAATAAATTGGGATAAGTTTGTTTTATGGAGTGACGATGGGGGGCTAGAGACTTCTCCCGGGAAATACTATAATTATTCTGGTCGACCCACAAGACCCATTAGGTACTTTGTAAACCACTGGGATGTGTGTCTTAGTTCGCACTCTTGCCAGAAAGTACTAGATAAAAGAGGAATATCAGTACATTTCTTGATCGACAACGACGGTACAATTTACCAGACAATGGACATGCAGCACGCAGCGTGGCATGCAGGATCCGAGAGGACCAATAGGGCCTCTGTGGGTGTTGAAATTTCCAATGCTTACTATCCCAAATATCAAAATTGGTACAAAGAACAAGGCTTTGGTGAGAGGCCTATAATTGATAATGCGTGGGTTCATGGAGAAAAATTGGTTCCTTTCACCGGCTTTTACCCACAACAGATTGAAGCACTTAAGGCATTATGGGAAGCAATACACAGAGCCACTGGAATACCTTATGAAACTCCAGTCAATCAGTTTGGGAAGACTTCAACTAAATATGAACAAAGCGTTGCCTACGGAAAATTCTCCGGCTTTGTTAGTCATTATCATGTTAGCAAAAGAAAAATAGATTGCGCAGGTCTTGATATCCAAAGCTTGCTGGATGAAATTACTGAAAACGACTGAAATTATTAGCACACTATATAATATGTGGGGTTACTTTTACTGCTTTTGCTAAATTGTGTCACGGGCGCAGATTTAGAAAATATAATTTATGTATCGGACCAGAAGCCGGTAGAAGCGTTTGTAATAGGTAAGCCGACAAGAAAAGCGGCATGGGAAACAGAACCCAAAGTTAGAGTGTGTGCTAGCACAAAAATATCAATGTATCGTGTCGAAGCTGCTGTCAAATATTGGGAGAAGCTTGGATACAACTTTAAATATTCTTATAAAGATTATATAATAGATTGCATGGAGCCTCGATACGGAGAAATAATTATCACACTACCAGAAGGTAATTTTTCCAGCCACCACATGGCAGCTACAAGGCTATATACCAGCAACAGAACAGGCAAGATCGTGATGGCTAAAATATTTATACTCCCGATAAATGGCATGAAAGAGAGGGTGCTAGAGCATGAAATAGGACATGCATTGGGCTGGAACCACTATAATCAAAAGACACACATTATGCACCCCACATGGAGATATGGTGGTCATGATTCATACGGTTTGAAAAATCAACAATAGAGGCTAAGTTGAAATTTGAAAAGATAGTTGTAGGAAGCTCCTTGTCGGCACTAGCGTATGCGTACTTAAACAATTGTACAGTATTCTTTACAAAACCAGAACTGCCATTCAGGTTTGGCTACTTGGGTGTCGGTGAACAGCCGCTTGATACACCGATTGATACAAAGACGCTGAAAACATTTGATCGAACAATGGAGGTGGGAACTCCAAAGCAAATTTTGTGGGATAGGTTATACTTTGTCCTGTCACTAAGCGGTCAGATCCCATTGTCTAATCTCTGCCACACATTAAGATATGACGGCCAAAGTTTGGTGTGTTCGAACGAGTATTCTAAAATATTTGAAGCAAAATTTGAGAGATGCTATTACTTTGGTGATAACAACGCCGAAGGCATTATTCGTAAAAACACGCTTGACGAGGATACTTACTTATGTTATGATCATATTGCGTTCAATAGTGGAGGAAAGCATGAAATCGACTTTATTCACACAGATGATGATTTTATCAGCGAGATATGGTTTTATAGTTCCGACCGTATTGATGGAAATACTCCTGTTAGAGATGCTTGTGCGGTATCAAGGTTAACAGAGTCGCAACTACGAGATTTTGATTACTCAGAAACGATGGCTCGCTTCAAAGTGCTCAAGATCATGAAAGACAACGGAATGAGAGGAAAACAAAATGGATACACAGAAAAGGGTACGCCTAGGCACTATGATTTTAGAACATCTAGCATCCGACGCGTCACGAACCGCATCAGAAATGGATTCACACCAGCAAGCTCTGATATCGAGATTAAAGCCGACAGTGAAGAAAGCTTGCTCCGGCTTCTACAGGATGCTGACAGCACCCATAGTACAATTTTAGATGCACTAGATGTCGATTCACCTTAGTGGAATAATCCCGATAGCAAACTATGAAACTGAACTAGATATATCATTTCCAGAGTTGCTATTGCCGGTCAGCGACGGCTTCAATTTGATACAGAAGTCTGTGTACGAGTGTGCCGCGGCCGGATGCAATACTATCTGGATTGTAGCTAACGATGATTTGGCTCCGATCATCAGGAAAACTGTGGGCGATTGGGTTTACGACCCAGTTTATTATAAAAGGGACATGGAATCGAAGTTTTATTCGCAACTTAGGAAAGAAGTGCCTATTTATTATGTTGGAATTAAGCCTAAAGATCAAGACAAAAGAGATAGTTATGGTTGGTCAATATTAGAAGGTATTCATGCCGCCTATATGACCTCTTATAAAATCTCCAAATGGCTAACCCCGGAAAAATATTTCATTTCCTTTCCTTTTGGAGTCTTTGATATCTACTTTATAAGACAACACAGGAAATTAATTCGAGACAAGCAACAGAATTTATTTTTTAAGTATAATGGTCAGAGTGTTGCTGACAATCAATATTTACCATTTACCATGACAGGAGAAGATTTTAAATTATGCCGAAGAGCGATAAACCAAAAGACAACAAGGGAGTATTTACCCCCTTCACCAAACCAAAAGTATCCATCCCACAAGCTCCCCCTCCATCAGAGGTGGTCCGCTCGGCACTTCACTTTAAGTGAGATTTACGAACCTCTTAGCGAAACCCCACACACATCTGTTGATCTAGGCTGGTATCATGATGTTTCCAGTTGGTCCGGATATGTGGAGTATATTTCTTCAAATAATCTTATAGATAAGCCCCTTGATGACTTGACACGGCCCCGCCAGCATGTTACAATACCATATACTTCGGAGGGTTAAATGGATCGCGTAGATTCTAAAATTAAATTTGTTGGGCTCCATGCCCATTCGGTCGCTGGTTCGATATTCGATGCTATCGGATATCCACAAGCACACATGGATTTTTGTTATGAGAACGGTGGAGAGGCGCTAGCGCTAACCGATCACGGTAACATGAACGGGCTTGCATATCAGGTGCTACACGCCAAAAAGATGCAAGCTGCAGGGAAAGACTTTAAGCCAATCTTTGGCTGTGAGGCCTATTTCATTCCTTCTATCGCTGAGTGGCGAGAGGAATACGATAAGGCTATGGAAGATAAGAAGCGCTCTCGCTCAGCAAAGGCTGATAAAGCATCTGGCGCCACCGTGGAAGACGAAGGTGCGTCCAAGAAGACTCAAGATATTCTTCGCCGCCGACGCCACTTGGTCTTGTTGGTTCAAAACCAAACAGGTTTGAACAACCTATTTAAGTTGGTATCGGAATCTTACAAAGCTGAGAACTTTTATCGATATCCCCGTATCGACTATGCGCTTCTTAAGAAATACAATGAAGGTATCATTGCTGCCTCTGCTTGTCTTGGCGGGGTGTACGCTGGAAGCTATTGGGAAAACCGAGAAGATGGTGATGAGGCAGTGCTCGACGCTATGCGTGAGTCCACAGCACGCATGGTCGACATTTTCGGTGATCGCTGGTATGCCGAGATACAATGGAACGATATCAAAGAGCAGCATGAACTTAATCAGCATGTAATTCAAGTTGCTAAAGAGTTTGGCGTTGGACTGATCACGACAGCCGACAGCCATTATCCCAATCCTGATGCTTGGAAAGACCGTGAGCTTTACAAGCGTCTTGGTTGGCTTGGTAAGGGCCGTCCCTCTTGGGCCGAGGAGGAATCCCAACTTCCAGAAGGGGTTGAGGAAATTGGGTATGAATTGTACCCCAAGAATGGTGATCAAATCTGGGAAAGCTATAAGCAGTATTCTGAATCTACGGGGTTCGAGTACGATGATGCTGTAGTCTTGAAAAGTATTGAGGAAACATACCGTATTGCTTTCGAGCGTATCGAGAATTTCCTGCCCGACAATACAGTCCGCCTCCCGGAGTTTGTTGTACCGGCTGGATTTACAGCCACGCAAGCGTTGGTTAACTATGCACTTGAAGGCCTTAAAGACAAGGGCCTCCACACTAACAAGGAATACACAGACCGCTTACGACTTGAGTTAAATGTTATTGATGACCGCGGCTTCTCAAAGTACTTCCTGACTATGAAATCGATCGTAGATGTGGCAACTGACATGATGCTCACAGGCCCGGGCCGTGGTTCTGCGGCCGGCTCGCTGGTAGCATATGCGCTAAACATTACACAGGTCGACCCGATTAAACATGGGCTCCTGTTCTCTCGCTTCTTGCGTGCTGACGCAACAGACTATCCTGATATCGATTACGATGTGTCCGACAGTATGGCTCTCAAGGAGAAATTGGTAGAGATGTGGGGCGAAGATTGTGTCGCACCTATCTCTAACTGGAACACGCTGCAGCTTAAAAGTTTAATCAAGGATATCTCCAAGCTTTATAACATTCCGTTCACCGAGGTCAACACTGTTACTTCTATCATGATCCGTGAGGCAACGCCGGCGGCTAAACAGAAACACGGAATCAAAGCAGGTGTGTACGCTCCGACATGGGAAGAGGTGATGGAGTTCTCTCCGACGCTTCAAAGATATCTTGCCATGCACCCGGAGGTCAAGACGCATGTTGAGGGACTTGTGGGACAAGTACGCTCATGTTCCCGGCATGCCGGCGGCGTGGTTATCGCAGAGGATCTAGACAAGAGCATGCCCCTGATTAATTCAGGAGGTGTTCGTCAGGCTCCATGGGCCGAAGGACAGAATGTTAGACACCTTGAGCCGATGGGATTCATTAAGTTCGACTTGCTTGGGCTCTCTACACTCAAGATGATGGAGGGTGCGATCTATCACATCCTTAAGCGTCATCACGGAGTTGAAGAGCCGACCTTCGAACAGATCCGAGATTACTATGAAAAAACATTACACCCTGATGTTATGGATCTTAACGATAAGGATGTTTATGAGAGCATCTTTCATCCCGGCAAATGGGCCGGGGTCTTCCAGTTCACAGAGCACGGAGCCCAACAGTTTTGCACGAAGGTAAAGCCGAACAACATCATTGACCTATCGGCTATCACTTCCATCTTCCGACCGGGCCCCTTGTCGGCCGGCGTTGATGCTGACTATGTGGAGGCCAAGGAGAGCCCACACTATATCAAGTATCTGTCCGACGAGGCAAGAGAGATCACCGAAGAGACTTTCGGGTTCCTGATCTTCCAAGAGCAGATTGCTCTGCTGGCTCACAAGCTTGGTGGTCTGACACTGGACGAAGGTAACATGCTTCGCAAGGTGCTCACTAAGAAAGGTACGGGCAAGAATAGCGTGAAGGGTCGCTTGCATGACAAGTTCATCAAGGGCTGCGTTGCCAATAATATCAACAGAGATGAGGCACAATCCCTCTGGGACAAGTTTGAGTTCTTCTCGGGCTATGGTTTCAATAAGTCACATGCAGTATCATATTCGATTATCTCATATCAGTGTGCGTGGTTGTGGCACTATTATCCCGCAGAGTGGATGGCAGCGTTCTTGGACAAAGAGCCAGAGACACGCAAAGAGAAAGCTATCAACATAGCAAAGAAGTTTGGCTTCGATATTGCACCGCTCGATGTTAATAAATCTGGCACAGTGTGGGAGATTAGCGAAGATGGCAAGACGATGATTCAGCCGCTCACCTCGATCAAGGGACTTGGAATGTCAGCGATTGAGCAAATCTTAGACAACCGCCCCTTTATGAATGCAGAGGATCTGCTGTTCCGAGAGGATGTGTCATACTCCAAACTTAATAAGAAAGCGCTGGATGCTCTGTGCCGCGGAGGTGCGCTGGATAATATCGTGGACGATCGATTCAGTGGCCGTAAACATTTCTGGTCGGCATGTGTGGTCGAAAGGCCAAAGAACCTTAAAAAGTTTGGAGACAACATTGAATTGTTTCGACCAGAAGGAGATTTCAGCGAAGAAGAGATCATACAGTTTAAGACTGACCTCACCGGCGTGTTCCCGATCAACCTTGTGATTAACCCAGAAACAGTACAGAAACTACAGGACAGATATATTCCACCGATTTCTGAGTTTGATGAAGGTCTTCAAGTGTGCTGGTTTATTCCGCGCAAGATCACCCCAAAGAAAACAAAGAATGGCAAAGATTACTGGATTGTAGAGGTCATTGACTCGAATAACGAGTCGACACGCATCAGATGCTGGGGCGTTAAACCAGAGAAAGATCGCATACATCTTAATCGGCCTTACATGGCTAGGTTAAAGTATGATGAAAACTGGGGATTTTCAACATACGCAATAGGAAAGACATTTAGATTATTAGGATAAATATGAAAAACAAACAATGGTCAGACAAGACAATTTTAAAATCAATTCCAAACCCATCATCGGGAGCATACGAGATCAAGCTTAAAGCGCCCGAAATTACCTTCGAGGGTGTCCGCGGCCAACCAGACTTCGCGCTCTTGTATATTACATTTTACCCAAATGACAAGGTTATAGAACTAAAGTCGATGAAAGAATATTTCTACCAATTCCGAAGTCGTATCTATTCTTATGAACGCTTGATTAATGTGATTTTTGAAGATATGATGGAAGCGTATGAGCCTGAACGATTGAGACTCGTAATGGTTTGCAATGCTCGCGGCGGTATAAGTTCAAAATTAACCATCGATTCAGATTGGGAGGCCCGTGGCGGCAAAGAATCGTACAAAGACTGGCTCGGTCAGTCCGAGGAGTGGTAGTGAATATACTTAAAAATTTTAGTCCACTCTTGAAAGAGCCAAAGCTTATTGATGACCTGCCTGTTATCATAAGGGTTACCAAATTCGACGAGACATCCGCCAAAGGCTTCTCAACTTTGATGAGAAAGGCTCAAAATACCGGACAGCCAATAGTGCCGATTATAATCGACAGCTATGGTGGACAGGTTTACAGCCTAATGTCTATGATATCAGATATTCGCCATAGCAATATCCCAGTCGCGACTATAGTGCAAGGTAAGGCTATGTCATGTGGGGCGTTGTTGTTTAGCTTTGGTGCCGAAGGGCATAGATATATGGACCCCGATGCCACTCTCATGATACATGATGTTAGTTCAATGAGTTGGGGGAAAGTAGAAGAGATTAAAGCATCTGCCGATGAAACCACACGCCTTAACAAAAAGGTGTATCAAATGATGGCCCAAAATTGTGGCAAACGAAAGAATTATTTTCTCGATATTATACACGAAAAAGGGCATGCTGATTGGTTTCTCGAAGGAGACGAAGCAGTCAAACACAATTTAGCTAATCATCTACATGTCCCGCAGCTTAAAATTGAAGCCGAGGTTAGTTTCGACTTTAAGTAAAACTACTTAAGGTGTATGCTCAAAACTAAAAAAATCAAATGGCGCCGATTGTTGAACGAACTGGAGTATCTTTACGAAGAGTGGGAACTACTTGACGATATTAATAAAGGCGCCGGCAAAGAGTTTGAGATTTACTACCATGAGTTTTGTGCCAAGAATGGAATCGATCTCAACAAACTTAACGAAGACAACAAAGAAAGGATATCTGATCTGTATGGCAAGCCTCCCGAAGAGGTGGAAGAAACTCCAATATCAGAGTACTCAGGCAGCGCTTCGATGGTTAAGATAGACACCCCCGAAGAAGAGCCAGCAGTAGAAGAAACCGTAGAAGAAAGAGGTGTCTTTAAAAAACTCCATGAAGATTTCCACAAATTGTTTAAGAAACTGGCACTCCAACTACACCCCGACAGGATCGAAAACTATACAGCCGATAACGAACACAAGAGAAAGTTAGCGATGGATTTTACCTTTGCTAAAAATGCTTTAGACAAGAAAGACTACTTTAAACTTATTCAGCTGGCAAAGAAATACAACATATACATACCCGAGAACTATACACTACAGATACGATGGTTCCGTAAAGAGAGGGATTCATTGAGAAACAACATAGAAAAAATTAAGACAACCTATAACTATAAGTTTGCCGAGTGTGAAACCGATGAACAAAAGGATAACTTGATTAAGCAATTTATATGGCATCTTTTTAGAGTTCAAGCTTGACTCTTGGCTCATACGATGTTATACTTTATGTATAGTCACTAGGAGGTAACAATGGCTAGCACTTATGAAGAAAAGAAACAATATGTAAAGGAGTATATTCGCTCCCTTAAAGCCATCGAAGATGCGATGGAGCCCTACAAGGAACAGCGACGAGAGTTGCGCTCTGAGTTTAAGGAAAACGGATGGCTCAACACGGACGAGATTCGGGCCGCTGTGAAGGCATACCGACTGCACACAGGAACTATCGAGATTGACACGATTCTTGATAACCTGAACATTATTCAGGGAGAGAATAGTGGACAAAGTTGAGATCGGCAGAAGAGTCCGTGAACAAAACTCTGGCCCCGTGGAAGCCCTTACTTGTGAACAGTTTGGGCTTGTACAGAGAGGTGGTTCGCAAACCAAAATCGACGGCACACACCCTCTGGACGGCACCAACTGGAGTATTAAAAACACAGGCTCGCGCTCAACACAGGTTCACCTGACTACGAAGAAGAAGTTTGCATCAGACTTTCAACTGAATGAGTTGCAAACTGAATTCGTTAATAAGTTTTTTGGAGACCGGTCGTTCAATCATATGCCGAGAAATCGATATAAAATGGACGAGATTGTTCCGGAGGCTGTTGAGTCATTCAAGGAGTTTTTGGAGAACAACAAAGAAGAATTTGTCCGCTATGTGATCTGCGGAAAAGACGACATCAACTATGTGGTCTATAACGGACAGGTAATGAACACAGAGCAGATCATGGCCCAGTGCGAGAATGCAAGTTGGGCGTACAACAACACAGCAATCCATCTAAAAAACCCAGATGGTAAGAGTTTTTTTCATATTCAAATGAAAGGCTCTGGAAAGGGTGCAACTTATCACGGTGTTCTGTGTCATATTCACGAACACTTGTTTAAACAAAAGGAACTTAAATGAACAAACAAACACAAGTAGTAATGTTCTCGTCCAAGACGGGACA